ATTTGTATTACCATTTTTACCAGGAGCAGCTTTTAAAAGTCTGTTTAAAAAGTTTTCTGAAAATAAAATTAAATCTAAACCTAAATTTAAGTCTGATATAGATTGGGCTGCTTGGAATAAAGAAATACCTAGCAACACTGCTCTTATGGACGAGTATAATCATATAGAGAAGATTACTAAATCTAGAGGTACTTGGATGAAAAATGCTGATGGTTCAAAGTTTAAAGGATCGCCTGAGCAATTTGTTCAACAAAAAAGTAAAAATTTAAATCTTGCTTATCCTGAAGGTTACCAATCAGTATATAGGGGGGTAGATAATAAAGGAACAAACCCATTAAGATCTAAAGATCCTTATAATAAACCAGCAAAGACAGATAATAGATCTAACTATACAGGAATATTTACAGGAGATAAAAAAGTTGCAGATAGTTATAGATCTACAGATGGAGATCTATTAAATTTAGCAATGAAAAATAGTGATAATTCTTTAACATTAGAAGGACTGGGTAATTGGCATAATGATCTTACTAGTATAGGTAGTAGTAAAGAGATTCTTAAAAAAAATATAGACAATTTAAAAAAATTAGTTAAAAAGGGGGAAGTACCTAACTTTAATAGTGCTTCATCAACCGCTGCCAAGTTAAAAAGTTATGAGACTTTTTACAATAATTATGATGAAATAGTTTCTAATCCAGTATATAAAAAATTAGTTAAATATAAAGAAGAAGTATTAGAAGCAGGTAAAAAAGCAAAAAAAGCACCTGCGTTTAATGGTTTTTCTACAGATGATTTAGCACAATTTTTAGAAAAGGAAGGTTTAGATAATATACAATTAAAATATGTCGATGATAATATGATGGGCAAAACTAATATTTCTAATCAAGTTCCTGGGAATTACTTAAAATCTTTAGAAGGTAATAGTGGTATGTTTGATTTAACTAATCCTGATATATATAAACAAAAAGGTGGGTACAAATCTATTAAAAGGTATGAGCATGGTGGTCTTCATTTACATGCTGATACTGCGCCACTACCTATTGGAGATCAACAGTCTGTGCGAGACAATACTAGAGCCCCTATTATAAATGTTAATAAAATAACCTCTAATGAAACGCCCTCTAATGAAGTAGCCGTTAATCCTCCTGTAAACGAAAGAAGACAGTTTATAAACTTTTTAAAAGAACAAGAAGCGGGTCCTGAATTTATGAGATCTATTAACTCTGCAGTAAAAAAACCTGATGGGACATATTACAAAGCTTTTGAAGGTGGTAAATTTTATCCATACTTCCAAGGTACAGAAAAAGAAGCAACTATAGGGTATGGTAGAAAAGCTGCAAATGTTTTAGAAAAGTACAATAAAGGAATTACTGAGCAGGAAGCTTTAGGTTTTATGAACAAAGATATAGATAGATCATTATCTTTAGCTAAGGAATATGTGGAAAATAATCAAAATAGCCCTTTGTATGGAGATATAGGATCTTTTGGCAGATTAGATTCTAATACACAGTATTTATTAGCTGATTATACTTATAATGTAGGAAAGTTAAGTAAGTTTCCAAACTTTACAAAAGCTGTTTTAACTAATGATCCAGTTGGAATGGAAGAAGAATATATACGAGTAGAAGATAAAAGCACTAACATACCTTTAAAAAGAAATAAGGCATTTTATGATTTGTATTTAAAACCTAGAATAGATAAGTTAAAACAAAATAATAAGTAAGTGTTATATAATAAAACGCGTATGAAAACCAGAAATACGTGTTAATATTTGGAATAATAATAATAAATTTGCAAAGATATGGACAACAAAGAGAAATTAAATTTAGACGACATTACCTTCGATGATTTTTTAGACGGTAGTGTAGATGTAACTAGCGAAGATACAGTACCTAGTGACATTGCGGTTGAAGACAAAGAAATAAAAGCTGTTGCTGAACTTGACGAAGACGTTAAGGAAAAAGAAGAAGCAATAGAGACTGAAGTTGAAGAAGAAAAAGAAGAGCTTGTTGAATCAAAAACAGACTCAGCAGCAGACGACGGAGTTGATGCTGAAGAATCTTCTGAAGAGTCAGAAATAGATAACACTGTAATTGGTGAAGTTCTTTCAAATCTTGGATACGAATTAGAGGGCGACTATGCAGATACTGTAGAAGGCTTAACACAAATGACTAAAGATGCAGCATCTAGTATGGCTGAAGATCAATTAGATAATTTGTTTGAGCAGTTTCCAGAAATTCAACAACATTTAGAGTTTGTTATGAATGGAGGAGAGTCTGCAGAATTTTACAGCCAAGGAAGTAGACTTAGCACTGTAGCAAATGTTAGATTAACAGAAGATAATGTTAGCACTCAAAAAGCAGTACTTGTAGAATACTTTAGAGTAAAAGGTCATGATGATGCTTTTATCTCTGAACTACTAGATGATTATTCTACTAGTGATAAACTTTATTCTAAATCTGTTAAAGCTAAAGAAGCTTTACTGCAATATGAGCAAGGTAACAGACAGCAGCAAATGGAGCAGCAGAAACAAGTGCAAGCTCAACAAAGAGAAGAAGCTGACAAGTTCTGGGAAGGAGTAAGTGAGACTATAGAGACTTCTAGAGAGTTCTCTGGAATAGTAGTACAAGAAAAAGACAAGAAGAAATTCTTTGATTACATTTCTAAGCCTGTAGATAAGCAGGGTAACACTAAACGTGATGTAGATCACAACGGTGCAGAAATGGATGTTAGATTAGCAATCGACTATCTAATGTTTAAAGGATTTAAATTAGATGATATAATCAAAGCAAAAGCTAAAACAGAAACAGCTAAAACTTTGAGAAAGCAGATTAGGTCTACGACTAAGTCTGTTAAAGGTGCAAAAGGTAAAAGAAAATCTACGTCTACGGATCTAGACAGTCTAGACCTTAGCTTCACAAGTCTATAGAACTAATCTATAGCAATTAAATTAAAATTGAAATGCGAGTATTAAAAACTTATTACAATGATTCGCAGATGACTGACACTAATTCGTTAGTCAATGCGATGATGGAGAGACCTACAGAGTTATCTCCAATCATTACACATCTCGCAGGACGTGAGGACAAGAAATTTCCTTTAACTATGTTAACAGAGGGTGTTGGTAACACAGCATCTATTGATAGATTTGAATACGAATACCGTGTTAAATCTCATACACAACATATTCGTCCTGTAGTAGCTAGCTCAGGTACTGGTCTAGGTGGTGCAATCTTTACGGTTACATTCCCAGACAAATGGTTTATTTTTCCTTACACATTGGTTTCTCAATCAGGTGTATTGGCTAGAATCATGTCTGAACCAGAAGCAGTTAATGGTGGGTATAAATACACTTTAAAATTAGTTAATCCTAGTACTACTCTAGTTGCTGCTACTGCTGATTTAGCTGCAGGTGCAATGTGGGGTCAGTTATACGCTAACGTAGGAGTTGATTTCTCAAAAGGAAATGCTTCTAACTGGAGTGCTCCAGGTTTAGTTCGTAACAAAATTGGTACAGTAAGAAAGTCTTACCACATGTCTGGTAATGCTAAAGATTACGTTGCTGAGTTTGAATTACCAACTAAAGAAGGTTCTACTACTAAGTTATGGATGGACTATGAAGAGTACCAACACATGATGAGCTTTAAGCAAGAATGTGAGTTAATGTACATGTATGGTGAAAAAACTTACGATGACAATGGTGTAACAACTATGACTGATGAGAACGGACAACCTGTTATCTCTGGCCCTGGTTTACTGCAACAAATCATCAACAAGGACACTTACTCTACGTTGACTGAAACAAAATTAAAAAATGTAATTGGAGACTTATTCTACGGAATGACTGATGCTTCTCAAAAACAAATCACATTGTACACTGGTACTGGTGGTATGAGAGAATTTGATGAGGCTCTTAAATCTCACTTTGGTGCGTCTGCAAATTCGTTCAAAGTAGGTGGAGAGAATAGATTCATCACAGGATCAGGAAGATCTTTAGGATTATCTGGTTACTTTAATACGTATGAGCATGTTGATGGTCACGTAATCAATGTTGTTAAACACGACATGTTTGATCACGGTCCAGTTGCACAAGCTCGTGCTAAGCACCCTGTTACAGGATATTCATTAGAATCTTACCGTATGGTATTTGTTGATAATTCTAACTATGATGGCCAAGCCAACATTCAGATGATCAACAAAAAAGGTCGTGAGTATTTAAGATGGGCGGTTGCAGGATCTGTTGTACCTAAAGGGTTCAATGAATCAGATCTACGTGCATCTGATGTAGACGGTGCTTCTGTACACATGTTAAAAACGGCTGGTATTGTATTGAAGAGATTCGATACTTCACTAGACATTGAATGTGTACGTTCATAATTAGGCGTTAATCGCAGTCTATATATCTGGTTTCTCTGAGATGAGGGGGGTGTCAAAACCCCCCGAAATCTCAATAACTATAAGAAAGTAGGGCAGAGTATTCTTCTAAGCCTGAATGGAAATTTAACTAACAAAAGAACTTAAAATGACAAAGAAAATAATTATTAGGAGAAAAGAGACTACAGGTTTCTTACCTAAAGAGATTCAATTAGAATCAAGATCATATCTTAGTAGTGTATACAAAGATAGACAACCGTTAAAGGCATTTAGTCCTGCGGACAGTAAAAAATATTTAACAGGAATCCTAGATGTAGGACCTGATCATGTAGATTGGCCAAAGCATGAAAAAAACTATTGGGCTGAAATGACAATGAATATTCCTTTTGCGGGTTTAGAGTTGGATATAACAGAAGATGAAGAAGGTAATCCAATGATTATAGAAGATTGGATTAGATATAAGTGGTTATTAAGACATCCACAAGTAGCAAATTCAGAAATGGAAATGACTTCTAATACTTCAAAAAGGTTTTATATTCTAGATACTGAAAAAGAAGTACGAACAAAGAATAATAAAATTCAAGTTCTTAAAGATGCTGATAAAGAATTCATTAAATCTTCAGGTGATGAAGGTAAAATGAAGCGTATTATTAGACTTATGTCTAACACAACTAACCCTGACACGTTTACCAGAGAAGAGTTAGAGAATATGCTTTATGAAATGAAAAATGACAAACCTGCAAAATTCTTAAAGATTGCTACTGATAAGCATCTAGAATTAAAGTCTGAGATTGAAGAGATGGTATCTCTAGAAATTGTAAGACGAATAGGTAACCAAGTTATTTACATTGATGAAATCTTAGGAGAAACTCTTAACGATGCAGTTATACAACTGAAAGATAAGAAGAACTCAGGCAAATTGATGGAACTTAGAGCTAAACTAAAAGAAGCTAAAATCTAATGACAATAGCAGAAATGCATAGAGCAGTGAATCAGGGAGTGGACAAAATCCACTCTCTGCAAGCTGACGTACTATTAAGTGAAGAAATAGATCACGAGCTTAATAAAAACATTATGAGATTTGTAAACCAAAGGTTTAATCCTATGGGTAACAAGTATCAGCAAGGTTTTGAGCAAAGTCAAAAAAGAATTGACGATCTACGAACTTTACTTTTAGAAAAAAACATAGTTCCTCAGTTTAAAGAAAATCTGTTGGACGGAAAGACTTATGTAGATATTGCTCCTTTACCTATAGAAGATTATTTATATCTTGTAAAAGTAGGAGCAAAAGTTGTTATTGATAGATGTATGCCTATTTCATTTAATATTATTACAGGAACTAATAAGTATTATGCAAGAATTCCAATTTCTTCTTTAAGAAAACCTGTTAATAGCATTGATACAACATTTACTCAAATAATGTTTGTTCCAGATAATAATAGTTTATACACAGGAAATATAAATATTTTTCCAGGTATTAATAATACTAATAATACTCCATCTACTACTCTTCCAGAAGATTTAATGGAAATAATTTTTGAAGATCCTACTGATTCTGATATGGTAAATACTTCTTTAGTTACTATATTTAATGAAAATATTGGAGGTTTAAATTTTCCAAACGAAGTAATAGTAGTTGTAGATCCTGAAATAACTCCTTTATTTAACATTAATAATAGTGTGTTAAGAGTTGATTTTGGTACTGTAGGTAGTTCAGTCCCTGGAGAATATATATTTGATAATTACAATTTTAAAACTTTACCTGCATCTGCTACTAGAATACCAACCTCAACTACATCTACTAAGCAAGTGCATCCTTGTAAATTTATTCAACATGATGATATTTTTAAATTATTATCTGACCCTTTTAATACTACAAAATTTACATCTCCTCTATATACAATAGCAGGAAACAACATAGAATTATATAGTAGTGATATATTTGTAATAGACGAAGTAAAAATACTATACATAAAAAAACCAGCAAAGGTTTCATTATCTTTGCAAACAAGCTCCGATCTCCCAATGCATACGCATCAGGAGGTTGTAGACATGACGGTATCTACTATCCTTGGAAACATAGGAGATCCTAGATACCAAATCAGTGCTGCAGAGAAACTGCAGTCTGAATAATTATTAATCAGTAATAGTATCTTCGACATTGATACTATTATATAAATTTTAAAAAAATGGCGGGAATAAATAAAATGATGTTTGTATCTACTGCTCAAGACTTAGAGACAGGTTCTACATACAATTCTATACCTTCAGGACAGTTAGGTATCTTTAATCCAGATTCAGGTTCTTATTTAAGTGCTAATGAGTCTTTCTTAAGAACTGACTTTGCTTCTGACGTAACAGTTGCAGATGCTGATAACGCTGATGGTGATATTAATGCTGCAATTAATGTAGAACAGGCTTCTGTAATTGTACCAGCTCGTTTTCAAATTGTACAAGGTCGTGATTCAGGTAATCCTTGGTCATCTCCAATTATCAATGCAGAAGACGTAAAGTCAATTTTTGCTGCTCAAGATGTTGCAAACGTAGCAGCTAGCTCTGTATGGGACGCAACTCCTGGTACTGATGCTGTAATAGCAGTTGGTGAAGTATATAACATTAAAGTTGTTATTAAAGGTATTGACACAGCTTACTCTAGCTTCTGGAATCCAGCAGCAAGTGAAAGAATTCAGTATGTTGGTCAGGTAATTAATGTTATTGAGCGTACAGCTACTTCAGCTACTGAAGATACTGAGATTGCTGCATTAGTTGCTGAAGCACAGTTAGGAAAATTACACTTAGACGGTGTATTTGTAGTTACTACTGCTGGTGGTCAAATCACATTAACTGCTCCTATGGGAGTTGATTTTGATATGATTGTTGATCAGTCAGGTTTAACTACTGCTGCTGCAGGTCCTACAAACACTAGATTTGTAAAAGGAAATGGAGACGGTAGAGATATTTTGGATGCTGAAAAGAAAACTCAAGGTTTATTTGGGTACCAAAACAGATTATACTTACCACAAACTCCAACAGTATATGCTAATACAGCACTTAACTATGATACTCTTACAATTTCTTGGGATCTTGCATCTAGAGGATCGGCTAGCCCTACTTTATTTACAGGTGTAAATGAGCTTACAATGGCTGTACCAGCTGGTGGAACTCGTACTAACTGGAATAATGCACTTGGACATACTCTTGGTGGTTCAGATACCAAAATTTACGGTAAATTCAACGGATAGTAATTAATTTTAATTCACCCCCTGAAATATGGGGGTGTATTTTTTATTTTTAAATCATGGCTACAAAAAATATTTCAGCTACAATAACTAAAGATTGCGAAGCAATAACTGTAAAAATTATTCCAGGACTAGTAGGTACTGCAGAAAACGAAAATGCAATTTTGTTATCTGCGACTAGGAATGGTTCTCCTATTACTTTAAACAACTCGGTATTTCCAAACCCTGTTGTAGGACAAATTATTACTATAACATTTACAGCAGCTGAATTATCACCTGTAACTGCAGCTTCTCAAACAGGGGTTGCAGCAGAGTTATCAGGGGTATATGTTTTTAGAGTTACAGAGGGTCAAACTATTTCTACTGCAGGAGTATTAGCAGCATGTACTTTAGACTGCTGTATAGCAAACGAAATAAATGATTATATGTCATGTCCTTGCGATTCTACAAAATCTCCTAAACTTGAAAAAGCTACAAAAGTATTTTTATTAAGAGAAGGAGCAGAAGCTGATCTATCAGCTGCAATTCAAAATCCAGATAATGCATTAGCAAAATTTAATAAAGCTACAGAAATTTGCGCGTCTTCGTGTGGATGTGGCTGTTAATTACATAAAATAAAAGTATGCCTTTTTATCCTACATTAACTGCTTCAATAATAAATCCAACTTCTGCTCAATTAAATGTGGGAGGGGGAGGTTTAGATATTCAAGGTAGCGGCTATGGAAGCTTTGGTATATTAATTAGAGATTTAAATAATAGCACAGAGTTAAGCTTACCTTTTCCTAATAATGCTATAGAAAATTATTTTTCTGGAATAGATTATATAAATATAAGCTCTGAAAGTTATAATGTTCAAAATTTAACTTTAGGAGTAGATCTTGAACTTTCCATAAATCCAAATGATCAAGCAGCAGGAGGAATAACTGCTTTACTTTATGGTAATGCTTTTAATCAGGCTATACTAGCAAATCAAAACAATCTTAACAGTTTAATAAAGATTACAGTATACTACAAAGTAGTAGATATACAGCAAGTACCAGTAGGAAGTGTTACATATACACAGCAAGAACCTATGATACTTTATCATTGGGCAAATATGGGAGCTGGAGCTGTATACGCAGAGGCTGTAGGAAGAGGTAATCTTATTAATACTGAAAATCCAGGAGCAAATAATTTAGTAGAACAGCATTGTAAAATTAGATTTCAAACTCTAAGACCTCTTGGTGATTTTCAAAATGACAATCCTGTTGCTTCTTTTACTACTTATACATATTCTTTTCCAGAACAAGAAAATTTTCCATATACGCAACCATCACAAGATGACAATCCTTTTAATTTTCAACTTCCTGCAAATAGTTTAAATTTAAATCCAAATGGTGTAATTGGATTTGGTCAAAATATAAATGGGCTTTCTTTAAATGCAGGTGATCCTGCAGGAAACCTTATTCCTACAACTGCATCCTTTAATAGTTTTTTAGGGTCAGCTGTATATGAGCCTAATAATGGATATAATTTTAACGGACTATCACCTTTTAATAATATAATAGCAGGATCTCAAATTGGTTTTGCAAGCTTTTCTACACAGCAAAACTTTTACCAATCAGGAATTAATGCATCAGCATCAGGCATCGGAGCTTCAATATTAACTTTAACTCCACCTATTGGAGCGAGTCTAGGTGAAGATCCTGCAATTATGTCTTACATGTATGTTAGACTGGGTAATCCTATGGTTCCTAGTATTCTTGGGGGGTACTTTCCTGGATGCACTGATCCAGAAGCATGTAACTATGACCCTGAAGCTAATGTAGAGGATGGTTCTTGTACTCCTGCAGAAGTATTTCAAATAGTTAATCAAATTCCAACAGACACTACAGATTCTAGTTTTTGGGATATGTCTGTTCCAGGCCAAGCTACATTAATACAATCTAAATTTAAAATTGCTTGGGGAACATCTTCAACTAATCCTGCTGTTTATAATAACAATCCTTTTGATACAGGAACTTTAGTATATCAGTTTACTATAAGTGTAAATGGAGAACTGCCTCAAATAGTTGCAGAAGGATCTATTGCTCAAAACACAAACGAGCTTGGACATTCTGTAGTAACAATTGATAATATAAATTTTGTTATTAACGCAGGAGATACTATAGAGTATGGGTTTAATGCAACAGAAAAAGCTTCAGATTGCGGTCTTCCTAATTTTAGTTCTTTTATAACTTTTACAATACCTAATAACAATATAGTAGGATGTACAGATAGTGGAGCTCTTAATTATAACCCAGATGCAACTGAATTATTAGTTAATGGTTGTGCATACTGTAATAATGGAGCACAATTAATATCATCTATTTCTGGTACGGGAGGTACTCCTGCTACAAATATTAATACAAACGATGCTTCACAATCAATTCAATATACATTAGGTAATCTTTTTGCAGTAGGAGATGTTGGGTATAATTATAGTCTAACTATACTAGAAGGAGCTATATCTGACGCAGCTTTAGCTACTTTTGTAAATACAGGAGTGACACCTTTAGAGGTAGTATTTAATGAAACTTACTATAGTACAACTGAAAGTTCGCATAATTTAACTTTTGAAAATTTAACTCCTAATGTAGTACATTCGTATATTTTTAAATTATTAAATCAAGATGCTGCTGTAGCTTCTGGGTGTTATTTTAAAACTAACTACACGACTCAATATTACGCATGTACTGATGATCTTCTTAATCCAATACCTAATACTGCTATTTATAGTAACTATGAAGCAGATGTTGCTAGCAATATCCCGAACATAGATTTATGTACATATACTACAGATTGTAACATTCTTAATCAAACTTTAGAAGTACTATCAGTAGAAAATTCAAATACTTGTTCTTATAGTACATCTATAACTTATACAGGAGCAATTATAGGATTAACTTATATAGAAATGGTATCACCTAATGGTGATGTTGAAATTCTTGTACCACAAGATATTTTTGTAGCAGAAAATGGAACTTTTCAAAACCAAGTAGCTATTAATCAAGCAGGTGAGTATATTTATAACATGTATACTATTAGCCCTGATGGTAATTTAAATTGCACAGTTACTACAAATTTATTTATTACAACTGAAGATCTTCAAATTTGTGGATGTACTGATCAATTTGCATTTAACTACAATGCAAATAGTGTGGTTGATGATGGTAGTTGTCAATATGAAGGATGTACTGATCCAACTGCTTTAAATTATACACCTACAGCAACAATAAATACTGGGTGTGTATATGAGATAGTGGGCTGTATGGATCCTAATGCTGTTAATTTTAACTCATTAGCTAATGTAAGCGATTTAGATAGTTGTGAATACTCTCTAGTTCCTGGGTGTACAGATCCTAATGCTGATAATAATACTTATAACCCAAATGCTACTGTAAATGATGGGACTTGTCAATATTTTGGATGTACAGATGAAAATGCTACTAATCCAACTTACGTTACAAATGCTGAAGGCATACAAGTATTAGCTAATGTAGAAAATGGTACTTGTATATATTTAGGAAATGAAGTTCCAGGATGTACAGACGTAGCTGCGGATAATTACAATCCAGACGCAACTGTTGAAAATGGTTCTTGTACATATGATGGAATAAATGGAACTACTGGACCTACTCCTGGTGTTACACTAACTGTTCCAAATTACAATGACTTTTTAGATCACGTTCAAACATGTGTATCTAAAAGTTTACAGAAATATTATACAAAATTAATTACAGGACAAACCTGTGATAGAGACAGATTAGTTCATTTAGCTTTAGTTAATAAACTTTTAAATAATAAACAAATTAAATGTTTATTTGGAGGAAGTCAAGCTTCTTTGATTAAGTTAAATAAATTTATTAAATTTGTGCTTTCAGTTTGTGATGACTGTGAGTACGATGTAGCAACTTCTTCAGATCTTGTAGGAGCTCAAGAGCTTGTACTTAATCCTAACAATATTGGATTACAACAAGCAAATGGAGATTATGTTAATGAAGCAGACAATAATCAATTTGTACAACAAGCAAATGATACAAATAATTTAACAATATAAAAATGGCAAAAGTAGAATCTTTCCCACTATTGGGTACAACATCAGTTCTTGCAGATCACGTAATATATGTGGTAAACGAAGCTGCAGACACAGATAATAAACTTCAACTTAATACATTGTTTCCTACTATTTCTGATAATGGAAGTGCAGGACAACTTTTACATACAGGAAGTCTTACAAATCTTACACAAATAAATTTAAAAAAGATTGCGGCTGCTAGTACTTCTAGTGGAGCTTTAACTGCTACAACTCATGGAGATGGGCATTTACTAATATCTTTAGTAGAAAATAGTTTAGATTTATCTAACTGTGATAATAGCAGTTCGGGATTTATAACAACAGTAAATTTAACATCTAATGTAGGCTCAACAATACTACCTGTAGCAAACGGTGGAACTGGAGCATCTTCTTTAACAAATGGAGGTATTTTACTTGGATCAGGAACAGGAGCAGTAACAGCAATGGCTGTACTTGCAAAAGGAAGCATAATAGCAGGAGATGGAACTACTGACCCTGCTGTAGTAACAGTAGGAACAAATGGGTATTTATTACAAGCAGATTCTACTGCAGGCGCTGGAGTATCGTGGTTACAAACTTTACCGGTAGCTAATGGAGGTACAGGAGCTACTACTTTGACAGCAAATGGAGTACTTATAGGAAACGGAACAAGTGCAGTTACATCTGTAGCTTTGGCAACTAAGGGTCAAATACTAGTAGGAGACGGTACAGGTAATCCTTCAGCATTAACAGTAGGAACTGATGGTCAATTATTAATGGCTAACGCAGCGGCTGGTAATGGTGTACAATGGATAAATAATCATTTAGATTTATTAGATGAATTTGTAATGCCAGGATCTACAGTTCTAGATATGAATAATAACATTATTGATCTAGGTACAGGATGGCTAAGTGGTAATGGAACTGCTGAAGGTATTAATATAGATGCCGCAGGTAAAGTATTTATAGGAGAAGATACTCCTACTGCATTTTTTGATACAGCATTAAATATTATAGGTGATATATCAGTTAGTAATACTTCTCAATTTTCAATGAGAGGTAAAGCAAATTCAGGTGCAGGACTTGTTATGAGTTTTATTGCAGGAGGTTCAACAGGAGCATCTGCGGGAGGAATGGTTATAAAAGGAGGTGATTCTACTGGAGGTAACGGTAATGGAGGAAGTCTTACTTTAGGGGGAGGACTTAAAAACGGTTCTGGAGATGATGGTACTATTGTATTTAAAACAGGAGATACAGAAGCTATGAGTATTACTACTGCTCAAGATTTAAATGTTAAAAAATCTATAATATTTGATAGTGCTACAGAAGGTATTGTATATACAAGTATGGGTACAGTAACTCAGGCAACTAATCACAGTACAGCAGTTACAGTAAATGCAATGGCAGGAGTTATTACTCTAGCAGCTGTAGTATTAGCAACTGGCGCAGAAGCGCAGTTTACTATTAATAATTCTGCAGTTCAGGCAGATTCTTTAATACTACTAACTGTAGATAGTCCTGTTGAAGGATCTTCAACTGACGATTCGTGCATGTTAGCTCAAGTTACTGGTAAAGCAGATGGAGCATTTAAAGTAATCTTAAAGAATGTTGGAGATGCAAATACAGATGCTAACGCTAGAAAAATAAACTTTTTAATTATCAACAATAGTGTTTGATAGTAATTATTAATTTTTAAACCAAATAGACAATGACTAAAATTAAAGCAACTAACAGAGAAATGTTAGAAACATTACAAGGATTGTACTCAGTACAAGATTTAAAAGGAGTGAAATTTGCAGTAGCAGTTTCTAAAAATATTGAAAGATTGAAAACAGAACTTTTACATATTGATGAAGCTAGCAAACCTACTCCTGAATTTCAAAAGCTTTTAGATAAAGCTAAAACTTTTGAAGATGAGAAGGACATTAAAAAGTTAGAAAAAGAGAATGAATCTCTTATAGACGAAAGAAAAGCCCAGTTAGCTGAGGTAGATGAAGTTTTAGATGGTGTAGTTGAAATTGAACTAGTAACTATGTCAGAACAAAACCTTCCTCAAGATATTACAGCTAAACAACTAGGGACAATAATTAAATTAGTTAACAATTAATATTAAATAAAATGGCAACATTAGGAACAAAATTACAATTAACCATTGCTGCAGGGGGCTTAACTAGAGATGCTCTTAATGTATCGCTAAGTAAAAATCTTACAGTAACTGGTAAACTAGGAGGCGTTATTAAAGTAACGGCTACTTCAGCAGGATCTTCTGCTAATATTATATACACAGCGGATGACTTTGCAGCTCCTGCTTACCTATTTCTTTATAATACGGATACTACTGCTACAGATTATATTTTTATATATGACGATACAACAAGCGGTGATCCTGTTATAGCTAAACTAGCTGGAGGAGACTTTGCATTTCTACCACTTAATGCAGATAAAACATTAAGAGCATATGCAACTACTAATCCAACTACTTTAGAGTACGCTTTATTTGGAACTGATCAATAATCTTTAAAACAATAAGAAATGGATTTAAATACTAAAGAACAAATCTTATTAGATAAGATTGTACAAAACACGGCTTCAACGTCACTAACTGCTGATAGCTTAGCATTAGATGTAAGTGTAGATGGATTAGAGGGATTACAAACAGCTACTAACACTAAGTTAGATACTTTAGAAACTACGCTCACAGCTATAGAAACTGATGCGGCGGCAATTGAAGTATTAATTACGGCTATAGATGCTGACACTTCAAACATTGCAGATAATACTTCTTTCCTAAGAGATGCTGTATATATAGATGATGCTGATTGGAACGACGGTGCTTCTAAGCATATGCTTACAGGTGGTGTATATAGATCAGGAGGACACACTATTACTGATGGAGACACAGGACCTTTTGCAGTTGACTCTCAAGGAAGACTACAAGTAGAACTTTCTCCTACAGATAATGCAGTACTAGATGCTATAGATGCAGTACTTGATACTATTAAAGTAGATACTGAAGCAATTGAAACTGCTGTTGAAAGCGTTGAGGCTTCTATCACTTCACTAGTTAAATCAGAAGATGCTGCACATAGCAGCGGTGATAGAGGAATAATGGCCTTAGCGGTATCACAAACAACTCCTACTAGATTTGGTGGAGATGGAGATTATTCTCCACTATCAACTAACGCTTCTGGTGCATTATATACAATGAATGTTGCGGGGCAAATGGGTTCTATATTAGTAAATGATACTACTGCAGTAACTTGCGGTGTAACTGCGGGAACATTTGTAGCAATTTACATGTTAACAGATACTGTATTTGCTAGTGGTGCTGGAGGTTTATCTTCAGCTATTTCTCAATCATTTTTAGATGACACTGAAACAAGTACAAATATTGATGCAGATGCTGGAACAGCAATTGACGGTATTACATTCCCAGCAGGAATGACTTTATATGGTAAATACAGTGGATTTACTTTAGCTTCAGGATCAGTAATAGCATACGTAGGATAATATGGAGTTAGGACCTCAAATATCTATAACAAGCCCGCAATCGCAATATGACTTAAGAAAAGTTAGCGGTTTGCAGGTTTGGCTACGACATGGTTTTAATATTACTCTTAATGGTACTGATGTATCTGCTTGGGGTGATCAGAGTAGTAATGATAATCATGCTGTACAGGCTACAGATGATAGACAGCCTGCTTACTCTAACGGTAATGTAGATTTTGATGGCACTGATGATAGGTTAGAATTAGGAACAGTTTTAAATTTAGGTACATTTACTATATGTGCTGTTATAGATTTAGCTGCAGGCTCTCCTACTAACGAAACTATTCTTGGTAATAGCGCTAATGATTTTATTAGAGTTAATCAAGGAGCTGATGTAGATAGGGTTTTTATGAAAGCTAATGGAGTTGCAATGAATCAAACAAATCTTACTGTAGATGTTCCAACTACTAAATTTTTATTTACTATAACAAGGTCAGATTCTGCAACTACAAATAATGTAGTAGTTCGTATAAATGGAGCTGTTGTAACTGATACCTCTGCAGATGATTCTAATGTATCTGACGCTCTTGATATTGGTACAATAGCTACAGCTGGTGGAGCACTTACACCTCTTGAAGGATTAATTAACGAAATTTGTATTTTTAATGAAGTTGTTTCAGCTGCAAATTTAGCAGACATTGAACACGACTTAATGTGGAGAAACGGATTATTATGAGACTAAAGATTTTTATATTTTTATTTTTAGCATTTTTTGCAAATACAGTAGATGCACAACTTAAAAAACCATTTAAGTTTTCTACTTTTTACATAGCAGCTAACGGTGGTACATCACTAGCAGACAAAAATGTTTATTCTGTAAACAATAGCTATTTAGGGGTAGACACAGTTCTAACTCCTTTTGACTATTCTTTAACATTGGGTATTCGTAAAATAAAAAGATTTGGATACGAAGATAGAAGAACATTTAAAGATGGTACAGAAGCTGCTTATGGAGACGCTGCTACTATTGGTCTTTCTCCTTTTGAGTATTTGTTTGAGGTAGATTACAGAAGACAAGAAGGAATAGAATATCTGGATCAACAACACTTTATGAGATATGTAAAGCCAGTATGGATGGCAAAGGTTGCATACATCAAAGAAGGGTTTGCTGACATAGAGTATTTTGAGTCTACACAAAGACTAAGACTAAACGGTAAAAAGAAGTTATCATTTAATGTAGGAGCTGTACAAAGATTAGCAGAACCATACGGTTATGATCCGTTAGAGGAATGGCTTATAGCTTCAGGACAACTACACTATACTTGTTTGGCAATTGAAGAGGGTTACAGCGTAGATGTATACGAATCTGAGTATAGAGATCCTAACGGTAATTTAGTAGCGGAAAACGCAACTGTTTGGAATCAGGTTGTTATACCTGAAGTGCTAAACGATTACGTAGAAAAGAAAAAGAATGAATTAGATAATCAATGGCAATACTCTTTAGTGGTAGGATTTGATTTTTATCATTACAAAAAGAATTTTTGGTTACACTCTTGGGGTAACCTGATGCCTTATCACTATGACGGTGGAGGTGAATATTCATATCACAACTTTAACGATGGAGAACAGTGGTATGATTACTCAGGAGGATTAATTTTTGGATACAACATAAATAGAAACGTTGGTTGTTTTATAGAGGGTAAATACAACAAGTACTGGAATAGAGAATGGTACGATTTTAAATTTGGAATAAACTACAGAATATTTTAAACAAT